CAGGAAAATAAGATGAAACAACACGATGAACAAATTCCCATTTTTTAGTATCATTTTGATAAATTTGTTTATATGTACTAGGATTAGAATTTTGTATTTTTTCTTCGCGTTCATATAAAGGAATTAAACTATCACCAACAATTAAATCTTTGGCATCTACTTTACCTCGACCAATTATAGGAAACATATGATCCGGTGTACATATAAGACTCTTGCCATTATCTAAATAAATTTTCATTACATCTGTATTTTTTCTAGTAACACCGGCCCATTCAATTAATCCGGGTATTATGTGGCCATTGGGATCACAACTATAAACCCAATTTTCTTTACCAGAATTAAATTCTTCTATGAGTGTTGATAATTCTTCACTTCTTCCATCCAATAATTTAATTTTAGTATCCAAAGCAATACAACCAGCGGGTAACGTAGTTACTTCAGTTCCTTTACCGCCTTCACGTCTTGGAAGGAAAAAATCTTCCTGCATCGATAAGAATTTGTGGTCATCTCTTACTTGTCCTGTATCAGAATCATATACCAATTTATTACGAAAATCATTCATAATGATTTTGATATATTGTTCTGCACGGTTAGTTGGCATGTTACCAACATCAACATAAAAAACTCTTCGTTCGGCCGCGCGGCTCAAGCGATAGATAACGTGAGCATCTTCCATTGCGCGTAATTGATTTAATGGTTTAATTGCTTTATGTAAATAACTGACTACCATATTTCTGGTACTATCAATTAGTCCAGAATGCACGTAACATATGGAGTCTACAGCAATTTTTACACCAATGGCTGTAGTTGCTTCAACATTTACAATACCGCGTTCATTATAAAGATAATATTCCAAAATAGAATCTACAATTTCAACTCCACCTTCACCTAATTTTTTCTTGATTTCACGGATTTTTCTAACTCTACGTGGATCTAAATTTCTTAATTCTTTAATACCATCTTCAGGTGAATCAGGATCAATCATAATATGATAGAATAAACGACCATCAACATACCATCGTTTGAAGATTTCCATACCATCTTCATTAAAATTTAGAAGTTTTAAGATTTCATCGAAGCATTTACGTGTTTCGGTTTTAATTTTTTCCGGTTGTTCTAATTTATCTAAATTTATTGAGAGCGCGGGTTTATTATCCTCTTGTACAATTGCGTCGGTTATGATATCTTCGATGGCTTGATCACATTCTGGTTGGCCGGACATATCACGGTAACGCGTACAAAGTTCCGCTTCGTTCTTAGCAGTTCCTTCAAGGTCAACATAAGTTCCGTAAATACCACCAGATGCAATTTGTGAAGCACCATCAAGGTTTGCAGGGATAGCAAATGACTTATATTTTTGTATAGGATTGTGTGATCCTATTTGGAATCCGAGAAGGCGGAACATTTCTGTTAAATAATTTCTGGCCATTATATTTTCACCTTTTTATCAGCCCAAATTTGTTTCATAATTTTAGATTGTTTTTTTCTATATTCAGGACTTTTTAAAGTTTTATTTTTCTTGTCAATTACTTCTGGTGTATGAAATTTTTCAGAAACTGATTGTCGTGATTTTTCTATAAATTCTGGAGTATGTGTTGCTTTCCAATGATTAGCAATAACCTCTGGTCGTTTTTTAGCTTTTCTAACATTTCTTATTTGTTTTTGAATTGCTTCTGGTGTATTTTTGGCTTTTAAATATTTTTCCCGAATTTCTGGTTTAGCCATAGCTTCTTTAGTTTTTTCGGATATTTTTAAATTTTGTTCTGGTGTATTGTGTCTACCTTTATTTCCAGAACCATTTGCATTACCTAACATAGATTTTTTTAAAGATTCTCTGCGTTTTTTCTCCGTTTCCGGCGATTGCATAATCCCCGACAATGATTCCGAAAGAAGCATTTTATAAGCCATTAAGTCTTCTTTTTTCCCCAAGTGCCTCCAAAGATCCTTATGTAAAGCGGCATGTAATTCCACACTTATAAGTGGTGTAATATTATCTGGAGAATTATCGTAAATACCCCCAGTCATATGTTTGGGCATTATATGGTGTTTATGTGTCATAATTTAATTAAGGGAGAGGAAAAATCCTCTCCCTTTATTTATTAAAGTAAATCTGATTCCAAAGACATTGCTTGACCATCTGTAGTAGGACCATTTACGGAAACTGCTTCCCACCACTGATAGCGAAGTGTGACCTGGAATTTTTCAATTGTGTTATTTGTTCCCCAATCCAATTCCATAGCACCCACTTCTGTTGGGAAAGCGCCTGCCATTTTATATTGTTTAATTGAAGGAACATCTAATTTAGAATATTGTTGGACATATCCATCAACACAATACATTGATGGAGTTGCCGCCAAATTACTACGAATATTTCCAACATGTGAATTTAATGCACTTAACCAAAGTTCAAATGCGTCTCTAATTAAGAAATTTTCATCATTCATGATGGTTATTGTCCAAGGTTCAAATGTACGATCTCCTGGATAATAAGTTTTGCGGCCTTGATAGGGTAATTCAATTTCACCTAATGTATCAGCCGGTAATGCGCTAGATTCTGCCAACATGGATACTAATCCACTAGCAGCACCAACACCCTGAACGAGTGTTGGGAACGCGAATACGATTTGGAATAAGTTTGGTCTTGTACCTGAACCAGTTAAGGCAGCACGAAAACCTGTAATACTTCTCATGTTATTTAATCTCCTTAAAATCTTTTTCTTTAGTATTGACCAATATATTCAGTAAAGCTAACACCAGTTGGAGTAGCAATAAATTTGAGTAGAATATTGCGAATACTTTTTGCAGGTTGTAGATAAATATCTGCTTCAAAACCATGTGCATCAATTATTTCTGGTGTATTATTAGTAGAATCACAAACAACTTGATAATCATATATTCCACGACCACCTTCTACATCCGCCAAAAATGGATTAACTAATCCAACAAATTGCGCACGCGTAATAGCATCATTTAGTTCAAATAATGTATATTTGGCTGCGGCTGCAATTGCTTGTTCAATATAAATCATTAAGAATCTAGCATTAATAGCATCAAACGGACCTGGTTCAATCGTAAAGGTTTTATCGCCAAATAGTAATGGACCAAATCCAGGAAATGATACAATAGGATTAACTGCGGCATTAAAAAGAATATCCCTGTAGGTTTTTTTGGGATTCCAAGGAAGCGCAACAACATTTAATAATACACCACGATTTAATCCAGCGAATGGAATCCATGGCGCTCTTGTTTGCGCGGTCCGCACATATAATCCAGCCATATTTCCATTTGCAGGAACCCACCGATAAACATCATTATAAATATCATAAACTTGTACCCAATTACCATCTACGAACACATAAGTAGATTCTGGTAAAGTATCTGCAAAAGCAACACAAGCAGTGGCTTCATTTCCTGCATTATTTACAACAGCAGATTCTGGTGGTGACACAAATACAACAGAATCTTGTCTAGTTTCTGCCATACTAATTAAATATTCAACAACTGTTGCATCATTATCGGCTGTTAATATTAATGAAAATTGGAAATCATCTGTATCAAATAATTCATAACCAGAAATAATATCACCATCTTCTAATGTATTATTTTCAAGATTTCCACCTTCAAGAATTACTAAATAATTTTCACCATTTACACCACCAGTTAATGGTAATGCGGCTCCAGAAGTTCCTACAAGACCCGTTCCAACTCCACCAGTTCCAGCAGTTACACTTAATAAATTAGCTGTAACTGGATAACTATTAAGTGCTGTTGCTAATTGTTGTGCAGTTGTTGTAATTACAGTACCCGAAGTACCATGACTTGTAGCTAAATCAACTGAAATATTCACCCCAGATACTCCAATTGTTAAAGAAGTTCCTGAAGTTCCTGCGGTTCCATTTGCGGTAATATTAACTGTTACTGGTGGTGTTAAATTTCCAGGAGTAACAGCAGTATATATTTCCTTAGATGCTCCAGTTCCACTTGATAATGCAGAAGGAATAGCAGCAACATATAATGTATCAAATGTTGTTCCTCTTCCAGTAGATCCCCAATTTGTCATTGTGGCAGGAAAATCTAACCAATAAATCCATTTAGATTGTGATTGTAAAACTTGAGGATAATAAATACTTTGTCCTTGTACATTTTGTGCATCTGATGCTTTGGAAACAAATGGATATGTTTCTAAAACACTACCAGGATAACCAGTAATTATTCCAAGATTATCTAATAATATGATATGAAGTTGATCATTACTTCCACCTAAAGCAGCCACATATGCAGATGTTCCGGGAGGACCTGTAAAGTATCCTTTATATGCCCATGTTGCAAATTGGACAGCACTATCACAAATAGCAATTTGAATACCATTACCTAAAGTTCCAGCATATTTGGCACAAAATTCACCGGCAGCAGTCATTTGACCACCAGCAAAATTTGCGGAATAATCGGTTGGATTATTAATTTGTATACCGACAACGGCTGTTAATACCGCAGGAACTGTTGGTGTATCTCCACCAGTTGGAGTAACTACTAATGTTGGAGGAGCATCTACATCAAATCCACCACCGGGTGCTGTAACTGACACACCAACAATTTCACCATTTGCAATTTCGGCAGTAAATGATGCTCCTGAGGAAGTGGCAGTTGCAATAGTTGGTGTATGAAAATATCCATAACTTGCACCAATTTCTACATCTGAAATTCCATCAAATACTACTGCGGCATTTCTTGCCAATTTTGGCAGTACTCTAATAACATTTAAATTATTTCCATATGCAAGAAAAGTTGATCCTGTAAACCATGTGTTAGCAGTATCATTATCTGGTTCCCAAAATATGGATTTATAAGTATCTACGCTATCTACAGGTGTTCTGACATTTGCAGGGCCCCATGTAAAAGGTCCAGCAAGTATTGCACCTGTTGTAGAAGTTCCAACAACAGTGGTGTTAGCAGCAATTTCAGTAATAAGAACACCAGGGCTTTGTTGAGTAATCATATTAATCTCCTTTGTTTACTATAATTTCTTTATTCGTTTAAGAATTATAACTTCAACAAATATT